AACACAAAATATAAAAAACCCGGCGGTGCATAGCCCGGCGGGCAATAGCGCCAAATTATTTGGAGTACAATTTTGATAGTGCTATAGAACCGCATATATACTATGTTTATAATGATTTTAATTTCATAAAGTTGAGTAACAGTTGAGTAACGCTTGAAATTTTAGAGTGATTTTAAGCGTTTATATAATATATACTATTATATAGCTTTACTCGTTTTCTTCTACAATTTTATAAGATAGCATAAGATCGCCAATTAAATTTATTTTTCTTTTCCATATAGCCTCTCCATTCCTTGACGTGTAACTAGCCACATTTTCCCCGACTTCTTAAACTCGCCTTCTTTAAATCCGTTCTTCACGCGACCTCTACAATTCTGTTTTAATGAATCAGCAGTAACATTCCACCGCTCTGCAGCCTCTTGTGTTGTCATGATATCATCTAGTTCAAATTTCAATTTCATCACCTTCTAACTAAACGTTTAACAGCTAGTATCAAAATAATAATAGTTGCTATATTAATCAACCATTCTATATATTGCATAATTCACCTCGTTGATTTACAATGATGTTGAAAAGGTGGCGGGGCTTTCACCCGCCTGCTTTTTACTACTCCTTGCTAACAAGTTTTAGTATTGCTAGTGCCAGTACCAGTGGCGTAAACGCATTTGCTAAACTTGTTAGCTTTTCTATTATATCCACTTTTATCACCTCCTTACATCTTTATTATACCCTATATCGTGTATAAAGTCAAGCACTTATTTATACTTTTACAAACAAAAACAGAGCCTACTAACTTAGAAAATATCTAGGTTAGTAGGCTCTTTTAATCTTTTGTCATTCTTTCGATAATCTTTTGAAATCAATCCATGAGTCCACCTGCTCATGCTCAGGAGATATATGGATCACCTCTCAGTCATCGACGAATTGCACCTGCTAATCCAAATACACCGCTTACCACGGCCCATGTATCACGTTGCCGTTTGAGACGTTGCTCAGTTCGTTTATTGCGTTTGATTTGCTCTTTCAATTCTTCTAATGACGTCGAGGCTTCGTTCAATTTCGCTTCTTGCGTCGTCAAGAGATTGGAGGCTTTCGTTAATTCTTTCCCCTGTTTCTCGTTGATTGCTTTGAGCGCGTTCAATTCCTTCGTCCGTTCTTCGTTGATAATCTTCAATTCTGTTAATGCTGTTCCCTGCGTCGCGGTTAAGCTGTTGGCTTGCTGCAACGCTTTCTCGGAGTTGTTGATTGAGCTTTCTGCTTTCGTCAAGCGCCCTTTGAGTTCGTTCCAACTGCTCACGGGTACGCTGATAGTCGGCTCTTGTGTCGAGGTATCCTCCGAGGAGGCTGCATGTGAAACCGATGAGAAGAATGCTAAGCACACCACAAATAACGCGCTTAAAAGTAAACGCAGATATAATTTTGTTCTTGAAAGTTTCATACATAATTGCTCCTTCCTAAATATTACTACCCCACTGATTTCCCCACCATCGAGCGGTGCCACGTAACCAGTCGCCACCGCTCCATCGTTCATCACCTGTATGGCACACTAATAGGTCCCATCGGTCAACGTTGGAGTCTGGGCCATATGTGTTGTTAGGATAACCAGTCGGATCTAAATAATAGAGGTCTAGGCCGTCCTTATTATCGGCCGCTTCAGCATGTGTCATTTGATGTTGTAGGTCAAGTGGCACACCAGCGTTAATAGTGAGCACGGCCATAATTTGTGCCATTGTGGCCAACTGTTCTTTTGTTGGTGGTTCACTACCTAGATTATTTTCACTGACTGCATCCCAACATGCCTCAATAGCTATGCCTACGGCGTTACTGTTACGCATGTAGGTGTGTTCCTTATAGTCTGTTAAGGCCTCCATATCGGTCCACATCGTACCATCTCGGTCAATGTTAATATGGTAATCCTTGAAGTGCTTACCACCTTTAACCCCGGTCCAATGCAGGTAGGCCTTTTCAATTTGGCCATATGCATCTAGCGCTAAGGACTGTAACTCGTCCATTGTAAGTTGTCTAAACATTAATTATTTCCCCCTCTCATCATGGTTAACATCATCTGCTAATTGCTGTATGCTAGGTCGGTTCAAAGGTACTGTATTCTGTTCCTCTAGCTTATCTGGTATACCATTATGGTCTTTGTCAATAAACATGCCACAAAGCCCTACAATTGACATAAGCACCGATGGAACGAATATGTGGTCAATGATAAAAATACCCTTATCGATAAGTTGATTAGCTTCGGGCGATACATAGCCTTTAATCGTCGATAATACATACTGGGCAACGACTAATATCATCGGTACTAGCATGACGAGGACTAATGCCCTCGTTGCTAATACTCCAGTTGGCCGTATGCCAGCTATTCGAATGGACTGATATGACCGCTTGATGCGGTTAATGATATCTAACTTATCCATTGCCCCTCCATGCTCTAATAATCTCGAGTACACCTTGGAATACCTTTCCAAAGTCGACGAGGTCATCCTCAACCATTTCGCGTAAGTTCTCGATAATTGACCAACATTCGGCGAAGAACGGAATCAACATGAATAGGAATGAGAAGATATGGTCCAGGAATAGTTCAGTATTCGGAATCGGGATATCCGGTAGCGATTCAAATACTACCGATAAGACCATCCACGCGGGGTACTGGACGCATAACTTTGTTAGTAAATCGGATCGTAAGCGTTCACTCATAAGGTACCTACGTTTCAGCCCCGTAGTAGCATCAACATATCCACCTTTTCCCCATCCATACCATGCGAGCGTTGTAAGTAATGTTATAGGCGTATTGTTCCTGTGATTATCCTTATTGTACCTAAGCACCTCCGTCGTAATGCGTTGCGCTGCGTCAATGAATAGCAGTACCGTCGTTAATATGATGATAACGCCCATACTGACAATATGCTCATGTGACACACCGCTAATCAGCATTAGTATAATATCGTTCAATATATCCATTCACTCCCCCTATGCTTTGCTTAATTATTTACAAACATATCTATGAGTTGATTCATCAAATACAATCTCTTTGTTTTGAATTAATTGCACCGGGAACGCCCCATATAAAGGCGTGCCAATTTTAGGCACTATGGGATATACGCTACTATCCATTAATGTCAATAATTTAACCGTGTTTATTGTTTTAATGAAAATAGGCTGATTGTCATTATTCTTGACTAAGCCAGAATAGTATTCCGTAAAGTTGTCCCTATCCAAATATAGATATTTCGTATTAGAAGATGAGATGTAAATTTTATCTATATCTGTTAGATTTAGGTTGCCGTAGAAGCATACTAAATCGCGAGATTGCGTATCATCTATGTTCGAAATATCTATATACAGATCTCGCCCATACAATTTGTATACGGCTTTATTAAGTTCAAACTGTTTATCTGGCTCGCCCAACACCTCTGCTCGATTGCCTTTGATTGTGTGCTCTGACACTTTTGTGCCTGTAAAATTGAGGTAAGTGAGTTTGATGTCATCTTCATCTAAAGATGGAATAGTAACGTTACAAGTTCCAGTACTGTCTAACGTGAAAGGCGTATCGTTTCCGACTACCTTAACGCTGTAATGCGGTTCGCCTGTAACAGATACCACTTGTTGCCCTTGAATGACACTAGGAACAGTCAACGGCTTAAACTCAGTACGAGGGAACGGTTTACCCATATTACCGATTAAGGCGGTGAGTACATCGTCAACGCTGGTACTTTCGCACCATACATTACCTTGTAGTAATAGCTGACGAGCATTGTCAGCCGTAGCGTTTGCTCCGTCCTCCCCTTTAGGACCTTTTAAGGACTCTAATTGCTCGGGTGTAAAATCTTCATATTGGAATGGGTCACCCTTTAGGCCGGGGTCACCTTGAGGACCTTGTAAGCTATCAAGCCATTCCTGTTCAGTACCTCGGAACCCATGAGCTACTGCAATAGCATAGGCGCTTTTACCTAAGCCCTCGATAAGTGGCAATGTAGTTTCCTTATCGAGTTTTAAAATTATTTCGTTTTCCATACCTAGTACCTCCTTACTCGTGCATTGAAATATCTGGAACGATGGTGACTGTCCCCTGCCCAAGCTTTATCCATTCCTGATCATTGTAGATAAATGCATCGTATAGGTAATCGCCACCCTTTAAATGGGCCTTAACGGAGTCCTTTCCGATGATGAAGAACCCTACCTGTTTAGACTGTACCACAGGTGTTAACTCTAATTTCATATCATCATAGGGCCGTTTACGAATTTTGCACACGGCCTCATATTGACTTAGGTCCATATCGGAGCCAGGTGGTACGACGTAGGTCATACTGAAGTCCTGACCCGCGTATAATGTGATGTCTTGTTCAATCATATAGGCCTCCTTAGATTTCAGCTAGGTCAACGGATTCAGGGAAGTGCTTATGTTGGTCTAGCTCGGATACGATATATTGGAGTGTTCCTGAAAACTTTGTTGGCCTAAAAAAGTTAGGTGGCAAACTTGCAGACGGATAGGCATACACTACATTTCCGTCAAATCCTATATACTGCCCTGGTACAGAGTTAACTACTGTTAGCCCTAATTTAGTAACCTCATAGGTGTGAGATTCTTTGAACTTATCCGAGGTAGCATCCGCCTCTCTGTATTGTTTAAAGCATGTATCTTTTGCGCGAATATAATAATTCGCGCTGTTAAAAACAGGCTTCCCTTTCTCGTTAAATACTTCCATGCCGTACGTTTCAGATTTTGAAACCTTATTTGAATACACATAGATTTCAAGGCCTCGTAAGATACTCCCTATGTCAGTTGTATACGGCGCATAAATCCGAC